AAATCTTTATCTCCTTGTCCTTGAAAACTTGAGTTTAATTTTAAAAACAGTATTTTCCAATTATTACCTATATTAATTGGAGTAATTTTATTTTTTTTATTAACTTCAAAACTTCCTTTAAAAACTTTTCTAATTTCTAAACTCTTACCATCTTTACCTGCAATAGTTGGTACTGTAAAAGTAGTCGTTTGACTATTATCATAATTAACTGTTACTTCATCTCCTGCAGCAGTTATTGATGTTATTCCTGGTCCTCTATCTCCTTTTAATTGCTCTCTATTATCAGTTATGTATTTATTAACTGCATTAGATAAATCTTGTTTTAACTCCTGCAACTTTTCTAATGCTTTGTTTTGAATTTCAACAAGTGATGTATCTTTTGTTGTTTTAATTAACTCCTCAACTTCTTTTTTTATTTTATTAATCATTTCTTGATACTTGCTATTCAAATCTCCAATTGGGAAAGCCTCTAATTTTTCATCAGTATTCATAACCCAAAATGTATTTGGCTCCAATGTTGTCAATACTTGTGTCATCTTTAAGCTATCAATCTTAGCTCCCGATGTTTTAGCATATTTAATAATATTTGTTACATCTTCAACTAGGTCATTATATTTACTAACTAATACTTTAAGTTCTGGGTACTCTTCTAAATACTTTCCAGCTTTCATATCAGTTGCATAGATTACTTGATATTCATAAGCCTTAGTTTTTACATCACCAGCTACATTAAGATATAAACCATTATTCTCTGTGCTAGTTGTGTAATCCCCTTTTGGTATAGGTATAAAACTCGAATTTCTTTCTCTGTACATAAATACTGCCTTAGATAAATCTATTCCATTTATTTCAAATTTATCTCCACTGTTTGCTAGAAACTCTTTTACTATTTCTACTGTTTTCCCTGTTTTAAAATCCATATTATCTCCTTAAAAAAGGGCAAGAGGTTATATCCCCTTACCCCTTTATTGATTAAACTTTAAATGTGAATTTTGTTATTTTTGTTGGCTCAATAACTACCACTCCTACAGATTTTGATACTTGTAAATGCCAAGTTCTACCATCTGTTGGGAAAAATACCATATCTGTTTTTACTGAGTTTTCCCATTCTGCAAAACCAAATGTGTAACTTGGTATTATATAGAATGTCCCTTTTGTTGCTTGTTCAGATATAATTATTTCTGCTCCATAGAATGTTAGAGGTGTATCACCTGTTCCACCACCAAATGCTGCTTGATAATCTCCATTGATAAAGATTTCAGATGAAGCAAGTACAGAATAATCTTCCTCATTCATAACTATTGCTACACCTTTCTTTTGGTCAAGTCCATTTTTAGCCCACACATGAGCACTTCTAACTCTTTGTAATAATATCTTTATATTTTCAATATCATCAACAGGTTTTGTTGCTTTTCCTGCTGTTGCAAGAGTTCCAGATGCTGCTATTGCTGCTATAACTTTTTCATCTTCTTTTTGTAATAATGCATTAGTCATTGAAGCAACTATTGGAGATTTTAAGTCCAATTTTGTTTTCAACATATCTAATTCTGGTAATTTGTCTTGTGATGAAATTTGAGTTATAGTTGCAGTAAACTTTTCAAAATCTCCACCTTCTCCAACAAAAGAACCATTAAACATTGTAGGTATTCCATCTTTTGCTGTTGCCTTTTTCTTTCTGTAAAATGTGTTAGTTTCTCCACCCTTTACTGTTGCTCTTTCTGCTAATTTTTTTAATCCATTAGCTTTTAATGTGTCTTGTGACATTAAAACTGCTGTTTCAAATTGTTGTTGTTTAGTTTGTGTTACATTTGCCATTTGATTCCTCCTATAAACCTAATGTTTCTTTAAAATATTTTTTTTCTTCATCAGTGTCAATCATTGCCAATAATTCTTTTGCTTTTCCTTGAACATCTGCATTACCTATATTAGCTCTCAAATATTCATTGAATTTCTCTACTGCTTGATAACCTGTCAATCTTGATGTTCTGCTTTCTCTTTCTGTTTTTGCTCCTACATTTGCTCCTGGTGTTAAATTCTTAACAAGTGCATTTACTACCTTAAAAGCAATAGGGTTTGTCATTATTTCTTCATAATATTTACCAAGATTGCTTTTATCTAATGCTTGTTTTAACTGTGTTCCAGTATGTCTATAACTTTGTTTTTCCTCCATTGTTAAAGAATTATTTAACTCTTTCATAATGCTATCCATATCTTTTGGAGTGTCTGCTAAGTTTTCTTCCATTAAAAACTCAATCTGTGCTTGTGTGAATCCTTGTTCTTGATATTTCTTCGCATACTCTTCTAAGTAAGGTAGTGAACTTTCATCTATTCTTCCTTTAAACTTAGAAAAGTCATAACCAGCAATGTTATACTCCTCAGAAAAATCAATATCATCTACTGAAAAAGATTTCTTTTCTTCTTGCTTTTCACCAGCACCATCATCATTTGAGTTGGTATCAGGTGGTAAATTTTGATCTAAATTGTCTGTGTTTGTTCCTTCTCTATTACCTCCTGGTGTGTTCTCTAATACTTCATCTTCCATTATTTAACCTCTCTTTCTTCATTAAATTTTAAATCTGTCATTAATTTCATAACTGTGTTTCTCCGTTCAGGGTATGCCCCTGACATCATATAAGCACTTTCCCTTTGTCTTTCATCTTCAAGTAAGCACTCTTCCAGCAATTTATATAAATCATTGTTACCAGCAAATTTATTTAAAAGTATTTGATATTCTGTTCTGTGTTCTATTTTATGTTCCATTAAATACACCCATACCTTCTTTTATTTCATCTCCTATACCTACATCTTGCCTTTTACCAATACCCTCTTGTATCATAGCCATTTGTTGCATTTGTTCTAACTCATGTTGTTGTGCTATTAGTTGTTTTATTTCTTCTTTGCTATTTAGCACATCAAGTGGTACTCTCATTTTCTTACTTGCCCAGTCTATCAATTCATCTATTTTAAAAATAAATTGTCTTTGTGCTTCTGGGACCACTTGTGATAAAGTCATATAAAAATTAATTGTATTTATAACCTCATCACTTCCAGCATTACGAGTAAGTTCATTGATATATTGAATTTGAGAAATATTTATGTAACTTTCATCTTCTGTTGTATTAAGCAAACCTTTACTATCCATTATGTAATAAGCATTCATAAAAGTCGGCTCTAATAATTCTGTGTTTATAAGTTCATAAGTCCCACTAAACTCTTTTCTAAACATTTCGTGTCTTAAACTCATCTCAGTAGCAGAACGATTTTTAGTATCTGTTACATCTCCAAGAGGTTGAGCCATAAACACTTCTTTTATTTCTTGCTTTACTTGTTCTATGTCCTTTTCAACTGGCAATAGATTAGTACCTACATTTATTGGGTCAACTCCGTATTTATCCCCACCAATTCCACTTCCAGCATAGTTTTTAGCCCCAGCTTTAAGACTAACTTTGTTTATTAAATCCATACTTCCATAAAAATTTAATGGTGGACTAACGATTTTTTCTGCGTGTTTTTTTCTTTTTTCTTTTAAGTCTTTTAGTTCTTTAAATAAATCTAAATTTTCTAAGCCTATTCCAATTCCCCAAGGGTTAGAACTATTTATCTTCCATCTAAACACTGTGTAAGGGTTATAGTTTAGCTCACCCTCGTATAACATTTCTTCAAAAGCTTCTGTAAAAAGCCCGTGATAATATTTGTATGTACTTGTTTTTTCATCAAAAACTCCAATAACACACTCTATAATATTTATTTTTTCGTCTAGCTTTTCCTCATTAAGTCCCTTTGGTACTGTAATTGGTAAATACCCAAACAAATCATTTATATCGTTTAGATTTTTTTCTACATAAATTTTAAAAATGATATTAGGCTTTCCCAAGTTATCTTCTAAAATATAGATATTATCTAAGTTTTGATAAGCATAAGTAAAGCATTTGGTATTGTCTTTTAGTTCTATAATCTTTCTTATGCCTGTTCCAACTTTTATGCAGTCTAGTAAAGACTTTGATGTTTCTGTATAGTAGTTAGTATTATCATTAGTGAAATAAACTGTATCTGAATTATTTTCCAATACCTTATTTATTTCATTGCTTTGTGCTTCTGCAATTTCTCCATCTGTGTTAGTAAGTTGTTTTAAAGCTTCTTGATTTACTTTTACAGTTGCCCATCTCCCAGATTTCGAGAATATAGATGACATTATAAAGTTACATAAGAAATTTTGGCTTTTTAGTATTACACTTTCTACGCCTCTTTTACTTTGTTTCTCTATTGTTCCACTATCTTTAATACTGAAATTTACATCTGTATATTCGTATACTTCGTTATATACTCCCCTTATGTCTTCTTTGTACTTCTTAGCATTATCGAAATAGTATTCCAGTTTCTCTCTTGTTATTCCTAGTATCATAAGCCCACCTTATAGCTTTCTTTTAAATGCTTTTTTAAGCTTGTCTATATCATCATCTTTGCTATCTGTTATATCTGCATTAACTGCATTAGAATAATCTACATTTGTTGTCTGCTTGTTAGCGGATTGATTCAATAAAGCATTTGTAATGCTTGCACTATCTTGCACAACTTGCTTTTTAAAATCTTCCTCAGCTGCTGCTCTTTCTTCTGCTTCTCTTAATAATCTAGCTTGTTCATCTCTTGCTCTTTGTGCTTCTGCTGCTGCTCTATCAGATTCTTCTTTTCTTCTTTTTGTTTCTTCTGTTATTTGCTGTCTGTATAAATCTGCCTGTCTATCTGCTTCTTTTCTTTGCTCTTCTATTAATCTTTTTTGATTTCTTTCAGCATCTGACTCACCAATAAGACCACCAGTTAAGTTCCCTGTAAGTCTTCCTAATCCTCTGCCTACACTTTTAAAAGCTTTTCCTATTTTCCCAAATCCCATTTATAGCCTCCTAATCTTCATAACTTCCCCAATCTAAGTCTTTTATATTTTTTTCATATACTTCTAAAAACATTCGCATACAATAGTATTCAACTGCGTCACAAGTGTTACTTGCTGCAAGACCTCTGCCGTGGACGGGTACTCTTAGATTTTCCCCAGTAGAGTTATCTATTTTCCATTCGTACGCTTTCATAAGTCTTACCATATCCCTAACTGCTGTACAGTCTAAGAACTTAATTTTATGTTGCTCTATACTATGTCTTGTTATCTCAATAGTCTTATTAACTTCATATGCTTTCAAAACTCTAACATCTCTAAAATGTTTACTATATGCTTCTCTTCTGCTTGTCAAATAGTCAATAGCGTCTTGTCTATTTCTAGCGTCGTGGGGCAGTATAATCTCTACATCTTTTATATTATGTTCTTTCATAAAAGTTTTTATGTACTCAATATAATGTATTGTTGCTTTATCTGTATTAGCATAATGATGAATTATAACATTATCTATCGTGAATACTAACGCTGTACTGTCATTAATTCCTAAGTCCTCACTAACATATAGCTTTTTGTTAGATAAATTTATTTCTTTTACCCATTCAGCTTTTAATAAACTTGCTGCATAAATAGCATTCTCATTCGCTACATCAATATTACAAAGTATGTCTTGTTCAAATTTACTCTCACTCATTAGAGTTTTAACATTTTCTAACTTCTCATCCGTGTAAACTCTTTCTCCATTTTCATCAACTGCTCTACTATCTAAAGCATTTAGTATATCTATAAACCATTTTTGTGGCTTTTCTTCTATCATCTTATTAAATTCGCTACCAAAACGGGGAGTGCTTACAAGTATGATTTTACCTTTAATATTGACTACTGACGGTATTAAATACACCATAATATCTTTATTTTGTATTAATGCCATTTCACTAATAACTAATAAATCTAAGTTTCCACCAACTTTATTGTTAGCGTCTTGTGAGCCAACAAAATAGATTTTAGAGCCATTTTTAAATCTAATTGTGTTATCTGAATGATAGAGTTTATCAGACTTTAAAGGTAAGTCTAAAACCTTTCTGTCTATAATTTCATCAATTATCTTTTTTTTGTTATTACTGTACCCATCCAAAATCATCATTTTTCCTTGCTTCATTGTTGGAAATACATAATAAACAACACTGTTAGAAACATCTATACATCTTTTACAAGCAAGATATAAAGCAAGTAAATCTTTGCCCATTCTTCTGCACCAACAAAGTAAGAAATAATCATATTTATCATATAAATTTATAATGTCTTGTTGGTAGCTTCTAGCTTTAAAGATAAGAGCATTACTTTTATTTTTCTTTCTGTTCTGTAATTCTTTTTCTATAAGTTCAATCAATGCTCTCATCTGTATCACTCTCTAACGAATTCATAAAGTCTAAAACTTTCATTATATTTTCATCTGTCAGCTTTTGTATTCTTTCAGTAAAATCTATCAGCAGATCATTTTTAAATTTATTTCTCTCTAGTTCTAGCTTTTCAAGTCTTTCAATTCTATCTAGTTCAAAAATCTTTTGTTCTGTTTCTTCATTCATTTTTATTAATTTTTGTGTATCTTTAGTTATATCTTCTGCGAGATTTAAAGTATATTCTATTTTTTTCTTTGCTATATTATTAAGATTTAATCTATCTTTCTTATTCTTTGTTATTTCTTCTCTATATTGCTCTCTAAAAGATTTTAAATAATCTAGCTGCTTGACTTGTAATTTCTCTTTACTGCTTAATCTCCCAGCAACTGACTTAGATAGTCCTAATTTGTCCCCTACTTCTCTTATTGTTTCCCCAGACTCTATTAACGCTCTTGCTTTTTCCTTTTTCTTTCTTCTGTTGTCGTTTGTCGCTGTCGCATTCTTGTCGTCGTTTGTCGTATCATTAAAATCTTTTCTGTATCTTTCTACTGTTCTTATACTTATATTTAATGCTGCTGCTATTTCTTTGTTATCTTTCTTTTCTATTATTAATTTATAAACTTCTTGTCTTGTACTCACATCTTTTAAAACCTCCCAGGAGAAATAAAAAATGGGGAAATACTTTTTGAAGGCGAAGATTTAGTAAAGGCTTC